GCATCATATACGCTCCCTTCGCTTGGATTTCCCCATTTTGTCGCCGCTTGACGACAATTTTGTGCAACCTGCACAACGGGGAAATCCGCGCTCCGGGCGCTGCCAACAATCAAGAAAGGAACTGAAAGGAAACGATCAAGAAGGCCCCTTATGCCTTATCTATATTCTAGCACATATCCGCACAAAAGGCAAGCAATTATTGAAATCAAAAGTAAAATTAATGCTGCCAATAAATTCGCGATCCCGTCAATGCTGGCCGTGATCAGCATCGCCAGGAAGAGAAAAGCTACGAAGAAAACCCGGCAAATATTCTTTAATAAGTCATCATCTAGTTTAAACAGATCAAGCATTATCTTTCTCTCCTTTTCTCAATTAAATCACTCATCCTTTTCACCTCTCATCATGCTTTCTGCCATTGCCGCATAGTATTCATCTCGATCTACGGCTGCTTTCTCGATAAAATGTCTATCAAGATAACACCCGACAGTTGTTCCAGTAGTGATACATAGGGCATTTATTGCATTTCATTCCTGTTCACCTCTCCTCTCTGCTATCTGTATCCCTGTTATCTGTGCCATGTTTTCAAGGCACCTTGGGCATATCCAAAAACTATGCACATGTGCTTGCAGGGTCTTGCAAATCTTTTTTGTCCTAGGGCTTTGATAGTTGCGAGTCACATATCTGAACTCCCATTTTGCGCCAGTTCCGTGACAGACCGAACAACAGCAATTATCTTGCTGAAGGTGGCGCAACGTAAAGTCATGATTCGTCCGCTTGTATTCTGCGCTTAACCAATCAGTCCCACTCTCAATCATTCTCTTTCACCCCCTTAACGTATAAAAACTCTTTATCAGGATAACGCCGCCGATTTGGTCTTAAAGTCATATCTCTGATTCCAGGCTTTAGCTGCCTGATCAGCTGAATCGTGTTCACCTGGCCCGGTACAACCGCAGTTTACACAAATGGCACACCAAGTGTTCATTATTACTAACTTGTTTACTTCAATCATTTCACTCCCACAAAACGGGCAAGGTTTTAATTTAATCATTCTTTATCGCTCCTTCTTTGAGAAATGGTCGCAACAGATCATAGGTGTTACTCATACCCTTTTTATACCCGCTAAGAAATATATCAATCGGATTATATTCCAGGCACTCTGGTCCCACAGCTCTTTTATTCCACGCTTTAATCCCTTCCTCGTCTGAGCTATTCCATCTCGGCCCGTACGTTTCACAGTTTGCACATTTAACAATATGCGTGTTACCGTCAACATAAGGCAGCTCAATTATAAAAACGTCATTACTCCCGCAAAACGGGCAAGGCTTTAATTTAATCATTTTTATACCTCTCAATACTTACGATAAAGCTGCCGCACTGCGGGCAGAATTTTGTATCATTTCTTGTCACATAACTGCACCGGTCGCAGATATATTCTCCGTTTTCACCTATTAACCAGGTACTTGAATTTGTTAGCTTAACTTGAAACTTTTCGCCCCCATAGCACGAATTACACGGCTCCTTATTACCGGGTAGAGATAAAAACAAACAAGTCTTGCACATTTTCCCGCTAATATCGTTTATAATATGTAATATCTCTTTCTCGTTCATTTCCTCACCTCACATATCAAGCCAAGCTAAAACAATATATCCCATTATGATAACCCCGCAGATCAGACCCATTATAAAACACACAAGCGCCATTCCCTCACCCCCTCATATAGCGCCCGCAATCTGGACAATACAAACTATCATCAGTGCTAATCTTTCCGCAATGTTCGCACTTATAATAACCGCCTTCGTCGTCTATTAACCAGCGCGATGATCTTGTTATACATACATTATAATGTTTTTTGTTCTTACCGCACGATAAGCAAGGCTCCTCCGAAAATGGACACGGGTAATAAACGCAATTTCCGCAATATTTACTTGATATAGATGATATTAATTCTAATATTTCTTGATTTTTCATATTTACCCCCTCAACGTATAAAAACTCTTTATCAGTATAACGCCGCCCTGTATCGTTTTCGGCAGCAGCTTACCCGGCACCATAAGCCCCGGCTTGAAATCGTCCAGCGTTCGCCTCCTGATCCGGCCGTCTTCGTCGAAAAGAAATTCTTTTTCATCATCTGACAGCTTTCCAATGTCCCCGTCATATTCTCCCAGTAAGCAGGCGTCAAATAACTTTTTGCAGTTCTCCGGCATACCTGCGCATTTGATATTATGATACGGTTTAACTGGCTCCCCGTCTGATTCTACTACGTGCTCGATATATGTTTTCTGCCTGAGGAAAAGCGCATAATCGAAGTTGGTTTCGTTCTTCCAGCAACAAAAGTTTTGCGGGTGTATACGTATTCCTTTTACTTTGCTGGCCGGCATATCACAGTGTATCGAATCAGTATCCGCATAGACAAAACCCGGCTTTTTCGGTCCGTGATAATTTTTCTGCGCGGCCCTGATCGTAAAGTTTCGCGCGTAAGATGTGATAGCCGCGCCGATCGGGATATATACAGGGTCCTTTGTGAAATTCGGATAATCCATATAATTCACAACCCCGTCAGGACCCAGAAAAGCGATCTTCGCAGAGTTATTTATATTCGTGGCCATCTTGCCGTATAAATTATTTAATGCCAGCTTTGCCCAGGTCCTGAGCGCATTGCCCTCGTTTTCCTGCTTTATCTTACGGTATTTATTGATATAGTCATCAAATATCCCGATCTCGGTGTGAAAATAACAACCGTCCAGGATCTCGAAGTCTTCCGTATAATAATGCTCACGAAAAAGCTGGTAGTCGGTGCAGGTCATTGTTATGACCGGTCGCATTTGCTTTTTTGTGCCATCCGGCAGTATTGTATAGCGATGCGATACGCCCTTACTGTCGATATAATCTGACGTCGTTAAATTCTCTGTCGGTTTATAATATAAGTTACCCTTTATCTGGATAAACGGCAGCTTTCCCGGCTTTAAGTAAAACCGCGTCCGGATCCGGATAAAATAATAATTCTTTTCCCGGAGTGCCTTTTCAGGTATACAGTTACCCCGCCAGAAACGCGGGTATCCTACCGGGTAGCGGTTCCCTGATTCGCTGTGCATCATAGACGGGTATAAGCTGTTGACATCGAATACGCTGCCGGATCCGAGGACTTTGCCCGCCTTTTCCGGAACTACATAGCACCACCCGCCGCGATATGCCCTCCGGATATAGCGCTCAGCCGTATCATACCCGTATAAATCCGCGTCCAGCTTATAGCTTTTCTGCAGGTTCGGAAACATAGCGCGGAATAAATCCGGGTCCAGAATTTTATTCTTATACTCAAATAAGCAACATGACCCGATTGTTAAGCGGTCAAAACCTACTTTATATAATGTTTCGAGTGCTTCTTTGACTACCAGCACATCGTTCTTGATATACTCGGCCTCCTCCGGTGTGATCTCACAACCCGCATAACGGTAGCCCTCATATTCCATATCCAGCTTTTTGTGCTTCGTCTTAAAAGCCTTGCCGATCTGCTTAACCGAAAATGGCAGCAATTTAAGAGAATCGCGTATATCAATATAAAATCCGCGCTCCGTTCTGAGAGTCATACAGTACCATTGTCCGCGGTCCGATATGGTATATTTAAAGCTGCCTTTTGGCATTTTCTTGTCCGGTGAAAACTCAAAGATAAGTTTCTTTTCGTCATACTCAGAAAAAGCCTGTTCATATTTCCGCATAAAATACGACAATATAAAGGACCCGTCAAATCTGAGATTATGGAAGTAAAGCCGGATATTCTGCTTCAATTCCACGATGTAAGAAAAGAAATCTTCGATCGAATGAAACAGTTTTACATCTTCGGTATACAGCTCTACCAGCGCGGCGGCCCATACTTCTGTTTTTTCCTGGCCTTCGTACACGGTCGTTTCAAAATCGGCCATGTATATGCGTTCCTTTCTTTTTGCCATATTTACCCCCTGTAGTCGCTGATCAGATCGCCCATTGTTAAGGCCCTGCCGGTCAGTATCGGTAATATCTTATCACTCCAGGCGTTTTCTGCATTATCCTCAGGAGAGTATTTCAAGAAAAACTCTACATCAGATAATAAGCTGTCGCGGTCCTCGCGGTTTAATTCGGCCAGACGCTTATAAAGTCGTTTCTTGTCTGTAGCCAGCTCGACATTTAAAGCAGACTCTAAACGTGCAGCTGCGGACATATGGCCGTCAATTTCGCGATATGCGTTTATCAGCTGTCGCATACCATTAATGAGCGCGTCAACATCCGCGATCTGTTCCTTTCGGCGCTCGGCCGCTTCTTTCCCTCGTTTGCTGTATTCGATCTCACGCCCGCGGCGCCCGCTGGTAATTCTGCCGGTGTCCGGATCTAAATAGCTGCTATTCTCAGAGAGATATCTTTCATTTCTCTTTTTCAGGGTTTCTATTGTCTTCTTCGTGATATGTTTCGGTCTTGCCGGCAGAGCTCTGTTTAACTGTTTTTCATTAAACACATAGCCGCGTTCCTGCATCTTACGGATTCGGTTTTCCAGGTTCTTTCTTACCCGGTTATACTGCGCCGTTAATGAGGGCTTTTTCTTTGCCATGTTTTCACCACCTTAATAAAAAATACGGGGCCACCGCTGCCGGCAGCCCCTGAAGGAATTACATAAACGGAAGATCCGGCACTTCCTCACCCTCTGCACTTGCCTTTGATCCGCAGAAGTTGAAATCCTCAATAATAACGCTGGTCCATGTTCTGGTCTTTCCGTCCTTATCCTTGTACTTATCATTCCGCACGTTTCCCATCACCAGAATTTCGCTGCCCTTGTGGAAATGCTCCGCGATGACTTCGCCGCGCTTGCCGAAAGCTACGCAGTTAAAGAAATCCGCTGTAGCCCCGTCTTTTGTCTTGACCGCTCTGTTTACGGCTAAGGAAAACTTGCAGATCGTCTGTTTTCCGTCCTTACTCTCAGTCATCTTTGTTTCGGGTTCTGCTGTCATTCTGCCATGTAAGAATATTCTGTTCATTATTTATACTCCTTTTTAAGTCTTTCTAAAATATAAGTTCCGTCTAGTTTCGTCAGCTTTCCGCACCACCCGGAATGGAAAAACGCCTCGCACTGTTTTCTTAAATAATCCCAGCGCATCCATGTACTGCTTGATGGCTGCGCTTTACCCATCTCCAGGCCGGCGCGTTTCCAGTCGTTTGCTGCCTGCAGTACAATAGCATTGGCTAAAAGCTGGTATCCGTCAATCATATACCGATATTAACCGGGCAAATAGCCGCCTTTAAAACGTCCGGCATTTGTTCTTCATAGATCAGGACCGGCGCCAGCTTTGAGCGGTCAGATACATAAAAGCGCGGCTCTATCAATCCCAGCATATCGAGAAGTTTGCAGTCGATAAAGGTTGAGCGCGTCTTATCATCAAAAAGCTCATAACATGAGCGCTTGTCATACTGGTAGATCCGGCGCGTCCTTACTGCTTCGATACAATCTTTTTTCACGCCCTCGATGATCTTATACAGGTTCGCGCTCTCAAACATTCCCGTATTAAAGGGAAAATACACCTCCGGGAACTGCACCAGCATCATGTTGTCAAGGCACACCAGAATATTATTCGGGTCGCTGGTATCCATGAGTACTTTATTACCCCGATAGAAGTTTTTCAGGATCTGCGCGGCTACTTTTGAAAACGTCATATTATCACCCCTTTACTTGGAAATGCCCGTGAAACTCTACATTGCTAACGATGAACTCATCGCCAATCTTAGCGGACCCCTGCCGCTCATACAGATCAACGATCAATTCGATGATCTCCTGCGCGTCTCTGATCTCTACGTTATCTGCCGAATAATCAATAACATACGAGTCGCCTACGCGGTCAATGGTTAATTCTGTCATATTATCACCCCTTTCTATCTGTAAAGCAGCTTATACCCGTATATGGTATAGATATAAACTTCATACTTCATTATGACTTCGTTCAGCTGCTCCTCGAACTTGTCGATCTCTTCCTCGCTGTCTGCGAAGAGTGCGCCGGGGAGATAGAAATCTCCGCCGAACCCCTCATACACGATCATGTATTTTTTCATTGTATCACTCCTTTCTTAACTGTCTTTATTCTATCATATATCCCCCGAGCAATGTTACCAAACATACACTAATTTTTTGTGCAATTTTCACAAAAGAAAAAAGGACCTGTTAAACAAGTCCTTTTTTATATCATTATCCGGAGTTATAGCAGGCGGGCCGCATATCCCGACAGCGGCGCGGGCCGTATATTCCACCGGTGCATATCCCGCGCGGCTCCTGGTATATAGTCCGGAGTGATACCGTTATCTGTAAGCTAACATTTTAAGAATTGCTTCTTTACATCTCAGATCCTTAAACCGGAACGCGCCGTGATCGAAGAACCAGCGCATATTTTTTATGAAGGTTTCATTCTGCTTTAACATGACATAATTTATATTATGGTCCTCAGTCGTTACGGCCAGCTTATACGGGAAAGACTGATCCGGCTTAGTATCGCAGTAAATAACGCCTGCGCTGGCATATTCTTTCAGTCCGTATTCCGTTCCGTTATATCTTATCGTACCGATATACCGCGGCTTGCCTTCCGGCTTTTCGACAAAAGCAGAATTGTCTTTCAGATACACGTTTTGTGCCTGGTACGCCAGATATTTATTCTGCGATAAAGCACGGTTAAACCCGCTCTCTAACTGAGCCTTTGCAGCGCCTGCATAGAAATTCTGTTCCAGCACAAAACCGTCACCGCGTAAGAATACTGTATCATCGCGTAAGCGTTCTGTGATCCCCATTTCTACAAAGTACGGATTGATCAATGAAATACAGTTCCCTAACATATAAATAGGAACATACCGTATCTGCTTTCCCTGACCGCGGGCAATGGACGTATGAACGCTCATTAACTTTTCTATTTCCCGGCTGCAGTAATGATTTGACTCACTCTCAAACTCGTCAAATATAAGCCGGTTTATATCACTGAAAAGGTGAGAGTTTTTCTTCACATCATCCGGCGTATTGATAGCCAGCGCATAGCCGCAAGACACGGCGCCGGGTATTCCCGGCATACCCTCAGCGAATAATTCAATATACTTTCCCTTGGACTGCCTGGCCGCCGTTACGGTGATACCCGGGAAGAATAAAGCGCCTATATCCTTAAAGAACCGCTCAGATACTTTATCGTCCAGCTCATCTTTGTAACGGTAGATCAGCCCGAACTTGCCTTGACCCTTTAAGAACTTCGAGAAAACCAGCTTATTAAAATAGGTAGTTTTTCCGGCCGTTCGGTTCGTCGTGCATATATATATTTCCGGTTTCTGGCCGTTCAGGTCCTGCAGGCTTAAGAGCTTAGTGCCGTCGTAATATTTCTTTTCCATAAAAACCCCCTTTATACAATATTGTAGCACATTGGATAGACATATACAAGAAATTGTAGTATAATAATTAAAGAAAGGGGGTATAGGGTTATGGATATTAAAGTATTATTGGATGCGGTGTCAGTTGTGGGCTTTCCTATCGTGATGTGTTTAATCTTCATTTATTATGTGAAATACCTGACTGATAAGAACGCCGAACAGATCGACAAACTGAATGATCAGCACCGACAGGAAACGAGCGAACTGACAAAAGCCGTCGAAAACAATACGCTGGCGCTTACCAGATTGCTCGACAAACTCGATAAGGAATGAAGCTATGCAGACAGTTAAAGAAGGAAGCAGCGGAACCGCTGTATACTGCCTGCAGGCGATCTTGCGGGCAGCGTGCTATACCGGCACTGACGGCAAGCCGGTAGAGGTCGACGGAAAAGCCGGCGCGAATACGATATTTGCCTTGCGTGAATTTCAGAAAAAGATGATCGCTTACGGTGTAGATGTGGGCTGCAAAACGCCTGACGGCATATGCGGGCCGAAATGCTGGGCAGCGCTCGGAATGGAGTGATACTATGGCTTTTGTTCCTAGAATGAGCGCGGCCGGGATATGGCAGGATCCGAAATGGTACGCGCAGAATGTTTTTTATCAGTCCGGTTACGGTCTGCCGAATTGCACGTGTTACGCATGGGGTAGGTATTGGGAAATAACAGGACAGCGGCCCGATAATCTCCCGACCGGAAACGCGGGCGACTGGTACGATGCCGCGACTAGTTACCGGCGCGGACGTACTCCGGCGCTTGGCGCGATCGGCTGCTTATACGACCCGCTCGGGTATTATGCCGGGCACGTTTACGTTGTGGAGCAGATAAACGGCGACGGGTCCATTGTTACCAGCAACTCCGGATATGAACGCCCGTTATCATCTTACCCACCGGATATGAGTAACTATTTCTGGACTGAGACGGTGTACCCGGAGAATGATTATGCAAGTGGCTGGCTATACTCACAACGCGGCTATCGCTTAAAGGGTTTTATCTATGCGAACGTGGCGCCCGGTCCTGCAGTTCCGACTCAGTGGGTGAGCGGAAACCGTTATCTTTCCCAGGACGAACAGCATAATAACGCGCTTATCGTCTATTCGTACTTTTATTATAAAGGCTGGTCCTTTAACGCGATATGCGGCATTCTGGGAAACATGGTACGAGAATCTACCATTAACCCCGGTATCTGGGAAAACCTCGGGCATGATCCGGAGCTCGGATACGGGCTTGTAGGCTGGACACCTTCCTATAATATTACGAACTGGCTGACTGCGAACGGGTACGCGATAGACGACGGTTACGGACAGCTTGAATGGCTCGACACACAGCCGGGTGTAAATGGTGACTGGATCCCGCAAGGCGCTTACAGTAATATAGGATATGACGATTTCAAGCACACGACGACACTTACACCGGCGCAGGCTGCAGAATGTTTCTGTATAAACTTCGAGCGCCCCGGAGTCGTGGCAATGGATGAGCGTATCTACTGGGCGAATTATTATGCTCAGTATCTGGCCGGGATGCCGACCTTAAACCCGCCCTATATCCCGCCTTATACCGACGGCAGACAAAAGCCGGGGCTTAAAACCTGGCAGATGATAAAGTACAGATTGCGGAGGTATTAAAATGGCAATCAAAACAAAAGCAGAACTTTTGGAGCTTGTAAAAGAGCGTATCGGTGACGATACCAGCGACGAAGCATTAGCTATCATCGAAGACGTTACCGACACTTTAGACGACTATGAAACACGTATCGCGGATTCCGGAGACTGGAAAGCACGTTATGAACAGAACGATGCGGACTGGCGCAAGAAGTATAAAGAGCGCTTTTTCGCTCCGACTGAGGAACCGGAAGAAATCGACGAACCTGAAGAAGTAGAAGAAAAAAGAACCTTTGAGGATCTTTTTAAAACGGAGGATTAAAAACTATGGCTAGAAAAGTAGCAGTAAGCACACTTAATGCAAGTACGATTGATATTCTGAATGTGATCAGACAGAACGCGACGGCTGAGTATCAGAGTCTTGTTCCTGTCGTAGCAACGGAAACCGATATCCCGAAAGTCGGTGAAGTCCTTTTTGGCTATCCGGCACTTGCTAACCAGTTTATTAATGCGCTGGTAAACCGTATCGCAGCGGTAAGAGTAAAGAGCGCCGTCTATAATAACGGGTTTGCAGACCTTAAGAAAGGTTATCTCGAGTTTGGCGAATCGATCGAGGAAGTTTTCGTTAATATCAGTAAAGCCCGCGAGTTTTCCGCTGAGAAAGCAGAAGCGCGCGAATTTAAGAGATCTCTGCCGGACGTAAGAAGCGCGTTCCATGTAATGAACTGGAGAGTCATGTATCCCGTTACCATCCAGGACGAAGACCTGCGTATGGCTTTCCTGTCTATGAACGGCGTACAGGATCTTATCGCCCGTATCGTTGACAGCATTTATACAGCTGCCGAGTATGACGAGTACTTGCTCTTTAAGCATTCTATCATCAAGACGATCGCGCACGGCAAGATGTATCCGGTTGAGGTCGATACTTCCGATATTAAGAACGCAGCCGTTGCGTTCCGAGGCACCAGCAACCGCCTGACCTTTATGAATACCGCCTACAATGCTGCCGGCGTTCATACCGCTACCCCGAAGGGTGACCAGTATATCTTCATGTCTGCAGACTTTAACGCACAGTATGACGTTAACGTACTGGCTGCAGCTTTTAACATGGACCGCGCCGATTTTATGGGCCGTCTGAAACTCATTGATGATTTTACTACATTTGATAATGACAGATTTAGCGAGATCGTGGCCGGATCCGACCAGATCGATCTTGTGACCCCTGAAGAGCTGGCGCTTATGGCGGATGTTATCGGCGTACTGGTCGATGGTGAATTTTTCCAGTTCTATGATAATAACAACAAGTTTACAGAGAAATATGTTGCAAGCGGTCTGTACTGGAATTACTTCTATCATGTATGGAAGACCTGCAGCGTAAGTCCATTCTCTAACGCGATCGTATTTGTAAAGAATACTGCAGACACCGCTATGCCGGCTACTGTTAAATATGTCGTTGATTCTGTGAACGTATCCGATGAGGGCTATACCCTTACACTCTCCGAAGATCCGGCCGACACCGTGGCGCACAGTGTGGCTAACTTTGTACAGACTCAGGCTGCTACAACTGCAGGAATTGCGATCCATAAGTACGGCGCAGTTATTGCACCGGCTAGCAAGAAAGAGACTGAGCTTACACTTGAGCTTACTATTGACGGCGCAACCTATACCGCCGGTACTGCCGTAACTGCAGCTACCGCAGTAGGTACCGAGATCACTTTTACAAAACAGTAACTTTTCACAGAGGGCGGGATTATTCCCGCCTTCCCTTTAAGAGATTATAGGAGGGTAAGATATGAGTTTTCCGGTACCTATTGAATACGGTTTAAATGATACAAAAGATAATACCATTGTTAAATATAACAATGGTACAGAATGGGAAGGCCTGCCGGGACCGGACGGTGGTGGAGATGTAGCAGAAGAAGTTGAAAATATTCGTATTGGTGCAGACGACACTGTATACCCGACAGCGGGCGATGCTGTGCGCGGTCAGGTGACTGACTTAAAGAAAGATTTAAGTGAGATTGTAAATGAGGCTGTAGTTGATAAGACTGCCAATCGCAAAAGTGACATTTTTACACTTTATCAGACAAATGGATACCTAAGTTATGCAGACGGTCATTTTGTTGCAGATAATAGTTGGCACTGTTTCCTTTATACATTTGAACATGATACCGATATTACTATAGCTAGGGAAAATGGTTCTGGCACTGGAATGGTAGGGGCGGTACTTTTTTCCGAGGAATTGGATACGATTCCAACATTATCCAGTGGTGCAAAGACATACTATTTAAAGGGCGGTAGAAGCGACAAAACAGGGACAGAATCGCTTCCGTCTGAATCTAATATATGGAATTGCAAAACAGGTCAAATGATTTGCATATTTACGCAGGACAATGCGAATAATCCAAACACGAATTTTACGATGGAATACGAGGGTGTGAAACACCTGCTTAACAATGACATATATTTAAACTCATTTCAGGAAGAACAGATTCAGACCATAGCAGGGAATAAGAAACCTTGTTTGCAATATGTACCTGTAAATTCTACCGAACTTCCGTTCAGCTATTTTAAAGAACAAATCAACTTATACATTCCGACAACAGTGGGATATCTCAAATATCTTTTTGTTAGAAACGAACTTGACTCCAAAAATGCGAACAACTGGAGACTGGACAAGGCGTTTGCGTGTGATGAAAATAAAGATAACAGATTCCTTGTAGTAAACAGTGGCGAATATGAAATGGCTCTGAAAATTGACGGAAGAGATGATTTTATCGGTGGAATTGCACATGGTGATGAAGTCTTGGGTTCTATCACATTCTTGGTTAATGGAAATGAAATTGCAGACATTACAGCGTTAACAGCATTAACACAATTTGACGAATTAAAAATAGTAGAGACTACAGACTTGTATGACCCTGCCGATGGGGCAACCTTGTCAACTAGAGGGCAGTTTTCACCAGTCGCACAACATGGGAAAGAGTACACATTCACAAAAGATGGATTGCGCTTGCGCCAATTTGTGAGTTGGAATGTAGTTGAAACACTTAATGCGTCATACATGACCATGTTGCCGATGGTCAGAGGTAATGATTCTGTTTCACAGCTTCAAATAACAGATACATTTTATGCAGACGATGACTATTTAAAATATTATGTTGGGTCACTTGGAGATATTAGTGGCAAAGCATGGGCATGGCGAAAGAACATAGATCATGCGGTCATATGGTCTGACATTAGCGGTGTATCAGCCGAAGTCATAATGGTCAAACAACCGCAAATTGTCAATAATGGTGCAAGACAGTTTAAAGTCCAAAGTGCAGAAGCATACAATAAACTGTATTGGTCTGTTTGTGGAGTTGGTGACGATTTATACAACGTGTCAGTCGGTGAACGTTTTGGCACAGAGTCAATATATAAACTGAATATTTGTAAGTAATTTGAAGAGAACAAAAAAACAGCCTTTCGGCTGTTAGATCCTGTCTGGGTGATGACCTACCTACCGACAAGGCGTCGCATCGACTCCATCAGGGGCGTGTATCATATTCTTGATTCCGCTACGTTGCGAGGTCTGAAGAGATACATTCCATCTGACCTTTATTCGGTAGATATATTATACATCATACAGACAGGAAATACAAGAGAATTGTCTTGTTTAAAGAGAACATATGGAAATATCACGACTGGAAGAAAGAAAAGTTGCTGTTTTTGAATATTAGAACTAACTTAAAGCAGGCAGAAGGGGGGACCATGTATGAGAAAAGTATTTTTTCATACATATCATAGATTGTTGCTATTGCTTGGCAATACTATAATAGGAAAAACAAAATGGTATAAAGATACAGTTTATGAAGAAGCGCAGTGGATAATCGGGAATAGGCCATGGCGTAAGAAACTAACTTAAAGGGAACTTTAACATAGCAAGTGGGATGAATTATGTATATAGCACCTAACTCAATTATAGCCTTGCTCCGCGGTGTGCCGCTGGATAAGCGATATTCAGATACGCTGTATTTTGGTACCGACTCCGCGCAGCATGATTATTTTTATTCAAGGCGTAAAATGGTATTTACCAAAGAGATGTATAACAGAGTCGGAAAAGGCCGCTGCCGTGTTCATACGGTAGCCGATAATCTTTACGACTGTAATTATCTCATGTTTCAAAATACCGCTTACGGTTCGAAATGGTTTTATGCGTTTATTGACCGCGTGGAGTATGTGAATGATTCCGTGACCGAAGTCATATTTACCATTGACCCGCTGCAGACATGGCTGGGCGAAGTCCGGGGAAAGCTGGGCCAGTGCTATGTAGTACGCTGTCATTCGTCCAGCGATAATATCGGTGAAAACACAGTACCCGAGGGCGTGGAAACCGGCGAGCTTGTATTAAACGATTACGGCACTCTGCCGGTAGAAGATGACGGCCAGAGCATCAGCCAGGACGTTTTCAGGGTATTTATATCGGTTATGGAAACAAGCAGCGGATCAGATGGTAAAGTATACGACGGTGTATACGGCGGGGCTACCCTAAAAGTATTTGCTTCGACGAATACCGCGGATATTAAAACAGAGCTTGATAAACACTTGGCGGCGCCTGGTAATGTTGTAGCTATGTATATGGCTCCGGCTAGTGTAATGCCTACTTTACCAAGTGATAATATCGTACCTCAGAATACAGACGGCCCGAAATATCATTTTTCGTTGCCGGCGATCACAGCAAACGATACCCTGAACGGGTATACACCGAAAAACAAAAAGCTGTATACCTATCCTTATAATTATGCTCACGTTGATAACGGAAACGGCCAGACAATGGCATTACCGTATGAATTTTTCGATAACTTAACTCCGGACCTGGTATATTACGGCACCATAACGGCACCGGTGCAGATCTGCGTTAAGCCGGAGAACTTCAAGGGCACGTCCGGGCCGAATCATAACCAATGTTTGATGCTTTCCAACTTTCCGATGTGTTCGTGGGCGACGGACAGCTTTTCCGCTTGGCTTGCGCAGAACACGATTGAATTACCGGAGCGCGGAACGACCAGCGGCACATTTGCACGTATGGCGCGCTCGGTACTGACCGGACCCGCGGGCCCTTCAATTTCCGCATTGCCAGCGAGCGCCGAGGGCAAGACGCTTGCGCCTACTGCTTTAATGTCTATACTGTCAAACCCTGCCGGGGCTATTCAGTCCTTGCTCGGTCAGGCATATCAGGCAAGTATTGCGCAGGATATTTCAAGTGGCAGCTTTTCAAGCGGCGGAGCGAATACAGCGGCGCGTTACCAGCGTTTTTATTCCGGTCGTGTATCGGTAAAAGCAGAATACGCCCGCCTGATCGACGACTTTTTCACGGCATACGGATACGCGCAAAACAAGTTAATGGTACCGCCTATTGCGAACCGGCCCGGCTGGTGCTATGTGCAGACGCGCGGCGCGGTATTGCTTGGTAATATGCCGGCAGACGATAAGGCGGATATTGCGGCTATCTTTGATAACGGTATCCGTTTCTGGAAAAACCCGGCGGCAGTCGGAGACTATAGCGGGAACAATAGCCCGTCATAAGGTGGTGATTATTTGGCACGTAGAAAAAAGACACGTTTTGAGGAGTCCGCAAGGCTCAATAACCGGGCTTATATGTATTATATGACCCGCTTTTCAGAGCTTGCACTTTCCGTTTTCAAGTGGGAAAATCTGCCGGATACGGTTGACGAACGCTTTCTAGAGCTGACACTTTATACAGACGGACAGGCCGTTTTCTTCCGGGATGAAGTGTTAGGCGAGCTTTGCTTACAGTGCGCCGTGAATGGCCCGTTTGATGTTTACCGTATACCGATACGGCGCAGAGCTTACGCAGTAAACGGCTATCAGAAAAATCTCACAAACAAAGATTCTGTTATTATCTGGAATAATAAATTACATACCAATACAGAGCCGGATATGCGAGTATTTGCGCGTCGCTTATGGGATCTTGACCGGTCTATAGAAGTAAATGCCAGAGCGCAGAAAACGCCGGTAATGTTACAGGGACCGGAGGAACAGCGCTTAACACTGATCAATCTTTATAAAGAGTATGACGGAAATTCTCCGGTTATATGCGGCGACAAAAACTTAAACTTAGAAGGATTTAAGAGTATCAATACTCAAGCACCCTTTGTCGGTCTGGATCTTTACCAGCTGAAAACGCAGATCTGGAACGAGGCGCTTACGTATCTGGGAATATCCAATCTGACCATACAGAAAAAAGAGCGCGTTAATACGGACGAAGTAACGCGCAGCATGGGCGGCACACTGGCAAGCCGTAACGCAAGACTTGAAGCCAGGAAAAAAGCCGCCGAAGAGATCAATAAAATGTTTGATCTTGACATTTCCGTGCACTTCAAAGAAGATTTGGACACAGACGAAGCGCCGGAGGAGCCGGTGGAGCCGGAGGAGGTGAGAGAAGATGTCGAAGTATACGACTGAGGTTAGATTTATCTGTGAAACGGCTGCAGGCTATGACGAATCTCAGGGCTATGATAAAATCGAAGAGATCATAGCGGAATCGCGTTCTAAAATCTTTGATTTCTCTTACCCGCTATTTGACCAGAGTTATAAATCAGTTATTGAAACAAAGATATTACGGCATTTTTATACGCGTGAGATCGGCGCCGAAACCGTCGGTTTATGGAAACATTTTCTTTGCCGAAAGCTAAACGAGATCATGCCGTATTATAATAAGCTGTATCAATCGGAGCTTTTAGAGTTTAACCCGTTTTATGATGTGGATTATACCCGCGAAGGATCCAGGGATAACGAGGGCGAGACAAATAAAACAGATTCCGAAAGTTCTACCAGGAATAAAAACGGCTCCGGATCCAGCACCGACAGCGGGACGGAGCGCCTGAATATTAAAGACGAACCGAAAAGTGACGCCTGGGAATATTTCAGTGATACACCTCAGGGCGGCGTTGACGGTCTGGCCAGTATGGAGTATCTGACCAATGCAACGCACTCGACGGCGAGCGGGTCCGGCTCAAACCGTGACGATGTAACGACCTTCGGGAAAAAAGTTAATACGACAGATACGGAAAGTGAAACCGGCAGCCGTTCCGGAACCGGTAAAGAGACTTCAACAACGACCGAGGAATATTTAGAGCACGTACACGGTAAACAGGGCAGCACACCATATTCTGAATTGCTGCAGAAATACCGTGAAACATTCTTAAATATTGATATGCAGGTAATTGACGAATTAGAGCCTTTATTTATGGGCTTATGGTAAGGGGGTTTAATATATGGTAAAGTATCAGCCGTTCCGTTTTTGGTGCCAGAAGGTTTTACCGCTGGTGTATGATGATTCGTTATCTTATTACGAGTTGCTCTGTAAAGTGGTGGGATACCTTAATAACCTGATCACAGACACAAACCAGCTGATCACAGAGTATGAAGAACTGAAAAACATGATCGAAAATTTTGATTTTCAGGACGAAGTAAATAAAAAGCTGGATGAAATGGCCGAGGACGGCACGCTTGACGCACTTGTAACGAGCGCAGCAAATTCTTCTTTTGAGTCATTGCGCAGAAAGATTCTGCCGATCACAGGAGAGCTTCGACAGCTGGCAAACGATGATAGGGTGATCCATAACCGGGTTTATTCCATCCGCAATTATTATGACGACCCGGAAAACCCGGAAACGGTCACAAGAAAGTCAATTGTATTCGCAAGAGGTCAGGCAACTTATACTGTCAACTTCAATAAACTCTTAAAACAGCGATTTGGATTTATACTGCAGATAAGAGGCTACTCGCTGAATGAAAATTATTTATACGGACCTTATGATGAAACAGAAAATGAAGAGTGGTTAGTGTTTGCCAACGGCAGGCCAATAGACCCTTTTGATCTGCAGGTAAATGACGAATTTGTTGATATGCTTATATATAAAAAGCAGGACACCGGAAAATATCTCATCACACATTTTGACACATCCGGAATACATATTTATTATTACTACCCGGAGATCATCGACAATACGGGCAATATTCCCAGAATACGGCCGTATAATGTTGGAACTTTTAACACCATTATGAGAGAGAACGGCATAGAACTGCAGACACCCCCGACAGGTACAGCGATCATGACGACAGGCCCGGCAGCATTCGCTGCAAATACCTGGTTTAAATTAGACATCACACTATAAGGAGGGCGATAGAATGACTTTAGCAGAGCTTGAAAAACGCAAAAATAATATGTTTGGCGAGGCAAACGTGGGCGAGTCTTTCAGCCCGAAAGGCAACCTTCCAGGAGATCATAACGGCTTTGAGCTTCACGCAAGGGACTGGTATGTATCATCTGCTAAGTGGGCGAAGGTTTACCGCATTATCGGAAAAGACGGCATAGAGGATTATAGCATCGCAGACCAGCTTGCCACTATGAAAGAGCGCCTGATCTGCAACGGCTATATCGGTTATGAAACAGGCGACGCACATAGAAATACAATGCTGGCCGAACTGGAAACTCACAACTTTGTCCCTGAGAAAATTGAGGTTAACTGTGATACAGACTGCTCCGCTTTGGATTATGCTGTAATCTATGCGGTTACCGGTGTGCAGTATGATTCCCATGAAGTAGAAGGAAGCCCCTTCAATCCTTCACAGGTAAGCTGCAGGGTAAGTAATTTCGATTACTACATGGAGCGTCAGCTTCCCGCGGCCGGCTATATGGTAGAAGTCTATACCATCCCGACCGACACAGAGGCCGAACCACTTCGATATTATTCGACTCTTTATGATTCTAGCGGTATTGAAAATCTGACTGTTTCCGTAGATCCGGAGAATAGTAAGTATCTGACCAGCGGCGAATATCTCAGACGCGGCGATCTGGTCCGAACCGTGCTGCCGCATAATTACGGACACTCTGCAATGTGGCTGTAAAGAATTTTAATTAACCTATTGCAATATCGGGCAAGGTGTGATAGAATAGACTCAGGAGCAGAAGAGTCGTTTTCATATTACTTCCTTTCTTGAGAATAGCGCCCGGAGCGCGGATTTCCCCGTTGTGCAGGTTGCACAAAATTGTCGTCAAGCGGCGACAAAATGGGGAAATCCAAGCGAAGGGAGCGTAT